ATAAGCGTGAAATACCATATTGTTAGCCTCATTCATATAAAGATAATCACGCCTTGCACCTCTTAACTTTGAATCGTTGTCTGCTGAAAAGAACTCTATTTCTGAACCGTTGCTAAAAGTGTATTTGAAATCAGTTGAGTTCCATCGATTGTCAAACCAGCGGTTTGTTTCTTTCATTATCTTTTTAAAGTCTTTCATCGCACCACGTTTTAAATGTGGGATTGATTCAGCTACTACGCTAATCTCGGTTAAGTCAGTTTTGATTGCGAGTTGAATTAAAATAGGAAGCACTCCATACGTTTTCCCCGCTGAAGTGCCTCCTTGTATTCCTTTGACAAATTTTGTCAAAGCTCTTATCTTATTTATTACTGTTGTCCTAATAAACATTAATCCGGGAATAGAGGTTGCTCTGCAATTATAGTATTTTGAACCTGCTCTGTTAATCCGTTTAATCGTTGTGTTATACTTGGATTGTAAACTCCTGCCATACCACCCTCTATTTGGTCTTTACGTGTATGTTTCTTAATATATGAACAGATAGTTGCATAATCATCGTATCTTTTGTCTTTATTCCTTAAATAGTCCCCTAAATCTTCTATGATGTCATTGTCAGCTAACCAACATTCAAAACCCTCTATTGTCAAAGGTCGTTCTTTTTCTTTATAAACTTCCAAAGCATCTTTACCAACCCAATCTTTAACTATAAAAGGATTGTTCTTTGTTTCCTTTTGATAGGATAAGAAGTACTCTTTTAGCTTTTCAGGTGTTTCTATAAATTTAGTCCTGCCCATCGTTAAACAATTTATTCAAATCCTTTACCATTATCGCCTTAACCTTTTCGCTTTTGGTGTTGGTGTTATCCAAGCCGAAGTATTTTAAGTATAATGCTGGAATATTAGGGTTATCACTATTAAACGCTTCGCAGTCCTTACAGTCGATTTTACAAATAGGCTTTTTGTGAGTCCATTTATCCATAGTGAATTGGCGGTCCTCACATTTGGCGCATTGCTTTATTCCAACTGCTTCTGTAATCTCTTTTACTATTGTTCCGAGTTTTGGTTTTTTACTTGACATATTAATTTTTCTTTTACCATTTTATTAATTCTGTGAACTGTTTGAATGTGTATTTCTGTTTGTCTTGAAAAAGGTCGTTGTCCTTGCAAGGTGGAGCAAACAAACATCGTTCGTTCGTACCAAGTTAAGTTTTTAGCAAGTTCGTCAAACTCTGGCAAAGATACATATTCATCTTCAATTATCTCAAACCTAGCAAAGTCCTCTATTAAGACTTCTTTTGTATTTAAAGTATCATAGAATAGATTTCTAAGTATGGTGTAAATATAAGAACTTTTGCAATCTTTAAACGTATGCGATTTTAAATACATTTCCTGCACAATCTCGTCGGCAAGGTCTTTGTCTTTCGTAATCTTGAAAGCCATTTGTCGCCATTGCTTATCATCTTGTGCAAGTTTTTCAATCATCTAATTACATATCTTTTCCCCTAGTGTATGAACTCCTACTAAATCTCTTTGTCTTTGCGCTCCTGTACAATCGTTTTCTAGTGTTGCTACGGTCCAAACATAACCACTAGGTAAATGAAACGTGTCAGCCCTTAAAATAGTTTCACAAGTGCAGTTTGCAGGTTCTTCTTGTCTTGCATTATCATCTGTCGAACAACTCGATAACGCTATTGCTAATATAACTAAAATTGTTTTCATAGTGTAAATGTATTAATTATTTTCTAAAGTTTTACTTTTTATTCTATCTCTTACCCAGTCGGTTACATTTGAGCGAGGATCTAAATCTACAACATCATCGTAAATTGTATCGTCTAAATCGGATTTTCTACAAATTTGCCTAGCTTCTTTAGGAGTTAAATTTTCTTGAATTAAGTATAATTGATATACTTTTTTGTCGGTTGTTAGTACTGCTTTAATCATAGTTGTTTCTCTTTTTTATAAATTTCTAATAGTTCTTCTTTTGAGTACGCATCATAAATAATATCCTGATTGTATATTATTAATAGCCACTCTGCAAACTCAATAGCATAATCATCTATTATTTTTTCTACATCGCTAAATCTTGCATTGTATTGTTCAGATAATGCTTTCATTAAATCTAAATTCATTTTATCTCTTAATTCCCTTGCCTTTTCTTTTGGTGTCATAAATTATCTAATATTTTACGAGTCGCCTCGTGGTTAAACTTCTGTATAAAATTATCATTGTAATCAAATTCAAATCCTACATAACTATTGTCATCGGTGTACAAAAACATATAGTACCAATGCCAATGCTCAACCTTATTTATCCATTTACTAGGGTGCTGTAAGTTCTTTGCAATACACGACAATCTGTAAGGTCTGCCTAACTTTGAAAGTTTTGGCGTAATTGATAAGTTTAATTCGGTTGGTTTCATTTGTCAAAGATTAAAAACATTTTTTTATTAAACTAATTTTTTAACATAAAATCGTTATACCAATCCATAAACATATCAAAATCAGTAGCCACAAAGTAAACGCCACCAGCACGAATAATATTATCCCGGTATGTTTGTTGTGCTTGACTCATTCTGTCTTTACCTATCTTAACTTCAATCTTTACAGATTTACCTTTAATCGTTGCGCTTATGTCCGCAGTTCCGTTTGTAGATGTTCCTTTGATATATTGCATACTTCCTATTGTTCTTCTGCGACCTATAACATCGGTTACTATCTTAGTGTTGTCAATCATTCTTCCAGACGAACTAATACGCTCAGCTTGATGCCCTGAAAGATTAAGAAAGTCTTTAATACATTTTGTAAGTCCGTTGGCTGTTTTATCTGAATACTTTGGAACAGGAATACAATGATCTGGAAACGATGGATATTTTTCTTTTAGTTCTGTTACTGCTAGATTGACTAGGATTGTTTTGTTTGCTTTGTTCATTATAATAGTTTAAGTTGTGATTGTTCTGTTACTGGTTCTAATGTTATTTCATTATAAATAATTTCATTTTTATTATAGCTTTGTAATTCTAAAAAGAAACATTCTACACGCTGTCCTTGACTAATTTTTACATCTTCTAAATCTAAACAAAATCGCTTAACTTTTCCAATATATTGTCTACCATAAATAGTAATATTTAATGGGCAAACATTTGTATTAATTAAATAATTTTCCACATATCTTTCAAAATCTTCAATATAAAAATCAGGAGTTTCTTCAAACTTATTTATTGTTATTTTCATTTTGTATTTTTTCAATCCAATTATTTAAAGTAACTCGGCTCACGTTAAAATCTTTTGCAAGGGATGTTTTGTTTATCTTACTATCTCCAAACTTTGTTATAATCTCACGAAGTGCATCTAAACTATTTCTTTTTACTTTTCCATTCTTTACATCTGATACTTCTCTACTGTGCAAAGAATCTACTTTAATCTTCTTAAACTGTGAAATAAAGTATTGCGCTAACTTATGTGCATTTAAAATATTATCGACGGTTATAAGCATCTTTTTCATATCTTTTTTATAGAAAAAACAATCCATAAAAAACAATATTAATGCGAATCTAGGGATGTAAATCTTTATTTTAGAAATCATACTCTTAAACATTTCAGGCTCATCTTCGGAGTTTTGTATTTCACTATAACTATCAAATATTTTAACCCATTCTTTTCTCGCTTCTTCATTCATTGAAACTACAAAAGGTATTATTTCGTTGTCATCATCTTTTTTTATAAATGCTGTTATAGTATCATTCATTGATGTTATTGTATTTTCGTACCATTCTATTATATCATCTCCTAAATCTTCTTCATTATACTTTTCAGCTTTTAAATTCTGTGGATAACAAAATAAAAACCTATCAATAAAACCGCTAGAAATATTTTCGTTTGTGAATTGTTGGTCTAGTATCTCGGGTTGTATTCCACCAATAACAGAAATAAAAGGAGAGTTAATATAGAGGTCATTTCTAGAAAGTCTATTTACTATTATGCTTTCGTTACTCCAAATAGATAGCCATTGTTGTTTATCTGAACCCTCACGATATTTATTCATATCTTTAAACCATCCATCTAACTCATCTTTATTTATTCCTATTGCGTTCTTACTTTCATTATGTAAATTTATTAAGGCTTCAATAGTTGTATCACTCGCAATAAGTTGTTTTCGTTTAGGCTTTTCAATAGGAACTACATTTACTTGTTCCTTTTTTGTCATCTCGAGATATTGCTCATACTTTTGATATTTTAAAAAATAATCTTCTATTCTTTTTTTATTTATCTTTTTTATAGGAGAAATAATATTATTTACACTAGGTGTTTTTCCAAGCCCAGCTTTACCTACTAATGAAATAAAAACTACTGCGCTTTCAGTCCATCCTTTTTTAGCTTTAATTTTGAGTGAGTTTCCTATTATTACAGAAGTCATCCAAAGTAATGCACCCGCCATAAAATCTACATTAAGCATTAACTTTTTATTTGAATGCTCTAAATACATTTTTAAATGTGGAGGAAATATCTCTAATGGAAACTCTAATGTTTCTATTTTTTCTTGTTGTATTACATCTTCTTTTGGAAACTCTTTTTTTAATCTTTCGCCATAACCTTGACTATAAATATCTTTAGCTGCTGCGCTAAAATCTCCGTTATGTTTTTGAATTGTATAGGCTTGAAAAGAATTTATTAACTTTTCGTGTGGGTATATTGTACCAGTACTAAACAAGTACATACAATCACTATTTTTAAAAATATATCCTGAGTGTGGAGAAGATGCTCCGTGTCTTTTAATTATAATCTTATTTGTTAAATGTCTTATAATTTGAAATTCACTTTGTACAATATCTAATATAGAATTTTTATCGTTAAAATCTTGCCAAGGAGTTACGCCAACTGAATTAAATTCTTTTACTTTTAAAGGCTTTTCTTCTATTGGAGCAATATAGTTATACATTCTAGAAAAAGACCAAATAATCTCACGGTCTGAATCTGAAATATAATCTATATTAAAATAAGTATTTTTAGAAACGTTATTATCAGGATAAAGAAATACATAACCGAATCTTCCTCTGCTTTCAATTACAGCTTCTTTATGACCTTGTAATACTGCTATTTTTTTATTAGTATCACACCTCTTTGATTTATAAAGCAAATGATAACCATCATTTTTAGTTTTATAAACTACTACCTTTTCATAAAAGTCTAAAATATTATCATTTAAGTATGAAATAAACTCATCCCAAAAATCAGTTTTTTCTTTTGCAGTAGAAAATACTTTTAGATCAACATCAATACATTCCAAATCTTCATATCCTGTAATGATACCTACATTTTTTGTAGATGGTATTTCTTGTCCGTCTTTTTTAATAATACCACCTTTATAATTATATTGCTCAAGAAACTTATTTACAGTTAATTTTTTAGTCTGTAAATCTTTCCAGGAGAAATTAGGTGTTTTATCTTCACCTACTGTTAGCAAAGAAAATTTTTCGAGAAGTTGTGATAAATCTATATTCATATTCAAAAGAAAAACCCCATTACCAGCGGTGGTAGTCGCGTGGTAATGAGGCTTTGTAAAAATTTTTATTATTGGCTACCACTCCAACAGTTGCAAATATAAAAAAAATATCTATAATCTTATAACAATTTTGTTAAAATAATAAAAGTGTAAAGTTTTTTATAAAAGTGTAAAGTAAAGTGTAAACTTTTTTGCCAAAAGTGTAAACCTATTTTTTTTATAACTACTTAATAAATAAATACTTACAATAAAAAACCTTTAAAAAGTGTAAACTTTACACTTTTTTTGTAAAAAATATTTTTTT